AGTCTCTATTCTACATGATTTTGACAGGAATGAAAAGAAAAATGTGAAATTTTGTTCATAAAAACTTCATAAAATCCGGGTATGATTTCCCATAAGTATTGTATTTACAGGGCTTGCGGGAATAGGCAGTGAGTGGGGAATGAGGGTTTTGTGACATTGTTGTGACAAATGCCGGAGAAAATGCAAATTTATAGTGTCAGAAACCAGTAGAAAAGATATGACGGTTCGGTTATAATAAAGAAAAAGCATTGAGCGAAAGGTGTGGAGCAGATGAAAAAGACAGCAGACAACTGTGCCATATTAAAAAGCGACAGCCAGTATACGATATTCATTTTTAATGACCAGGTTATCCGCTTTGCGACATCATCAAAACTGGAAAGATATACAGAAGTAAAAGAATGGGATAAAGGATATCTGGTTGTAATGGCGAAGTATAAGAACCTGAATGAGATGGAAGAGTATATTGATCTGATTCCGATTCTTCAGAACTTATATTATGATGTAGATGAATTCCTTGCACCGATAAAGGAGGTCCGGATTGATTATGCAGCTTGATATAAAAGATGTAGCAGATGCAGCAGACATGATTATTAATGGATATGCATATACGCAGGAGGGAAAATATATTCGGATACTTAATCTGAATAGACCAAACCATGCAGCAGTTATATACGATGATAAGATTGTGGAAACCAATATGGATGATATCGAAAATCAGATAGTCTTGGATTACTATTTGAACAATAAGCAGTTTATGGAGGACTAGCCATGCCGAAATACTATGAATTCAAAGTGTGCGGTTATTATCTGTATTATACTGCAAGCTGTGTAATCGAGGCCATGCATGTTCATGCCAGCGACAGAAAACTGACAGAAGCAGGATCAGCGAAGTTTTTTGTCAAAAATGATGGTGATACAACTTTGGAGAAACAAGGAAGTCTGACTGATCGTGAAGTAAGAAAAATCAGAGCGTTCATTAAGGAACATTATAAAGAAATGTATCTGAAATGGGTTGAGCTTGCTGACACAGGATTTTATGGCGAAAAATAAAAGAAATACTGAAGAAGAAAGCAATGTATGTGTGCCGGTAACAATAAAAATGCTGTTAGATCAGTATATCAAAATATTACAGAAGATATATGGAAGTCATTTAAAGACAGTAATTCTATATGGATCCTATGCAAGAGGAGATTATAAGGTAGATTCTGATATCGATATAATGATTCTCCTGGACTTGTCAGACATGGATATTAAACAGTATCGTCATGAGCTGTCAGGAGAAACTTTTGACTTCAACATGGACCATGACCTTGACATTAAACCGATAGCAAAAAGTCAGCAGCACTTCCAGAACTGGGTTGATGTATACCCGTTTTACGCGAACGTGAAAAGAGAAGGGATAAAATTATTTGATGTCTTTTAATGCAAAAAAATGATAGAGGTTAGAACTGTTAAAAGTTCTGACCTTTTTTATGAAGATATGCCTTTGATTTGTCGAAAAATGTCAAATTGTAATCTATTGTGTTATAGCAGAATTGGAAGTATGATGGAAGAAAAAGGAGATGAGCATAATGGCAAAGAAAATTAAATGTCCAGGCTTTCTGTGTGGAAGCACAGATGTAGAATATTTGGGAGGAAATCAGCGAACCAGTCTGAATCTGAATCCCTTACATCCATTTACATTGGTAAATACAAAGCCAAAAGGAAAACAGAAGTTTAGATGCAGGAAATGCGGAAAAGTATTTGAAGCTAAGATTTAATAAAGAAATTATTGTATAGTAGTCAGAAACAGATGTTTTTGGGGATAAAAGATACTATATTTTGAAAAGTGCCCTGTAGAAATACAGGGCATCTTGTAGTATTATAAAGAAAAATGTATGTGGAGGTGTTTTATGGCAAATATAATTGCAGTAGTATGGGATTTTGATAAGACACTAGTAGACGGATATATGCAGGATCCAATTTTTGAAGAATATAATGTTGACTCTAAGGCGTTTTGGAAAGAGGTTAATGCTTTACCTCAAAAATATAAGGATGAACAGGACGTACTTGTTAATCCTGACACTATTTATTTGAATCAGTTTATAAAATATGCAAAAGAGGGAAAGTTTAAGGGGTTAACTAATGAAAAATTAAAACAATTTGGTTCACGGCTAAAATTTTATAAAGGAATTCCAGAAATCTTTCAAAAAACCAAAAGTCTAATAGAAGAAAATCCAACTTATAAGGAATACAATATAAAAGTAGAACATTACATTGTCAGTACAGGGATGACGCAAATAATAAAAGGTTCTTCGGTTATGCCTTTTGTGGAACATGTATGGGGTTGCGAATTGATTGAAGGAAAAGATAATGAAGGGGATACATGTATTTCTGAAATAGGTTATACCATTGATAATACTAGCAAAACCAGAGCATTATTCGAAATAAATAAAGGGGTACATAGCAAGGATGGACGCGAAGGTGTGAAAGTAAACACCAAGATTCCAGAAGAATTAAGAAGAGTTCATTTTATCAATATGATGTATGTGGCTGATGGACCAAGTGATATCCCTGCTTTTTCAGTTGTGAATAAAAATTTTGGAGCTACATTTGCGATATATCCTAAGGGAGATATGAAAGCAATGAAGCAAGTAGAACAGATGCGAGAAGATGGACGAATTAATATGTATGCAGAGGCTGATTATACAGAAGGAACTACCGCTTATATGTGGATTTGTAATAAAATCACAGAATTTGCAGAGAGAATTCGCAAGGAAGAAAAAGAGAAGATCGCTAAATATGCAGCTATTGAGACTCCTAAACATTTAACCGAATAATCTATGAAAATATGGCAGCCTCTCCGGAGGTTGCTTTTCCAATATAAACAGAATATCGAACACACAATAAAGCACTCAATGCCTATGGCTTGATGCCTCTTAAGCAGACAGGGTAAATAACCGGATCTACTTAAGGGGAATCAGGAGGTATTGGGTGCTTTTTGTTGATAAAATATTATTTTAAAAACGTTTTTGCTCAGGAAATTCTTTTTGATCTAAGGCATTAACTTCAAAAAAGGCAGTTGCTGGATTTAGGAATACGGCACGATTCTTTTCGCCTTTTATAGATTGCATATAACCTTTCAAATCGTTTAACGAATAAATGATATCAGATAAGGTGTTCAAATTTGAGATTTTATTATATCCATGTTGCTCTTTTCCTATTAGTAGTGCATGATAGCAGTATTTTTTGCTAGTTGAATCACTTGAAGTTGTATATTGCCTTATTTGATCCAAAAGAAGATTCCCTTTTTCAGTAGTGATTAGATAGTCCAATATATATTTCCAATCAACGGCTATTTCCTTATGCATATTGTTGTTTTTTTCAGTTAAAAAAATATGCAATAAAGATAATTTGTCAAATGATTGCTGTGAAAGAGCATAAGTTCTATCAATATATGCTTTAAAATGCGTGTCTGTATTTATACGCCCTAACAAATAATCTATATCACATCCTAGAATGATAGATAAGTTGATTAAATCGATGGTTTTAGGTAATGTGTCTTGTTCCCAAGATCTATATGTTTTAACTGTCACACCAAGCATGCCAGCTAATTGTTCTTGTGTGTATTTCTTCTCCTTGCGTTTTGTTCTTAAATTTTCTGTAAAAATGTTTATTATATCTTCATGCTCAATAATAGGTATATTATTGCTTGTTCTCACGTCAAATTCCTCCAAACACGAGTAATAAATAGGTAATTGTTTACCTATATCATATCAGATACAATTAGACTTGTAAACAGTAAACAGTTAATAAGACGAAGCGAATACGAGGTGAAAGTATGATAAAAACAAACGAACATAATGTATCATTTAATGATTTAACAGTCGATACCGCAGGGCTTCAGGCATTAACGCACGCAGGTATTAAAACTGCAACAGAAATTGGAGTGGCAGCAGGAGCAAAGATTTATGTAGGAAGACGCGTTTTGTGGAATGTAGCAAAAATCAGAAAATATCTGGACGAAATTTCTGAGTAAGGCGGTGATTCTATGGGGGTATATGAAAACCTGCTGCCGGGTAAAGAAAACGCACTGACGCCGGAGTACCTTGCTGTGAAATGTCACTTTTCCAGTGTCCGAATGCTTCAAAAGCAAATCGAAGCGGAACGCAGAGCTGACAAAGTCATTTTATCGAATACTACGCCGCCTGGAGGTTATTATCTTCCGGCAGCAGGAGACACAATAGAAATTCGAAAGTTTATTCGCACACTTGAGAACCGAGGAGAGAATACATTGCGAGCGTTGGAGAGTGCGAGAAGTTTACTGGACGAACTGGAGCGTGATGAACTTGAGTGATCTCCAGAAGATAAAAGAACAGGTATCCATCCGTGATGTTGCAGAGTCTTTGCTGCATTTGGAAAAACAGGACGGGAAGTACAAGTATCCGGGAGAACGAACTGCGAGCATTCAGTTGTATACAGACGCTCAGTCATTCAATGATTTTGGGAGAAATGTTGGCGGCGATATTTTTGATTTAATGATTCATGTGAGAGGTTACACGCTTAAAGAAGCGATAGCAGAACTTAAATCCGCTTTTAATATTAAGGATTCGCCAATAGGGGAAAATACTGTTAAAGAAGCTTGGATAGCATATCTGGAACGAAAATTTAATGCTAAATATATAGAGCATTATGATTATTTCTTGACTGATCAAAGTGGAAAAGCAGTTTATGCCTATACTAAGGTCCGATTGCAAGATAAAACAGGAAAAAAGAAACTAATTTACGGGAGGTTTAATGGTGACCGTTTCATTCTTGGCTTGCAAGGTAAAAAGGCAAAAGATATTCCAGCTATTTATGGTAGTTCAATTCGCACGATACAGGAAGCAATAGAGCATCAAAAGACGATATTTTATGTAGAAGGTGAGAAAGACACAAATACATTGATGCGAAAAGGATATACAGTATTTACTTGTGGAGGCTCTGGAGACTGGAAAAAAAGTGTTTCTGAAATCGTAAGGCAAGCGAATGTAATTATTTTAGCAGATAATGATGAACCAGGAGAACAATTAGCTTATCAGATTATGCAAGATTTGCAGTTAATTTCTAACAGTGTAAGCATTATAAAACCAATGCCAAATGTAGATAAAGCTGACATTACAGATTACTTCGAAGAAGGTCATTCTGTTGAAGAGTTTGAGGACCTAATTAAAAATGATGATGGGCGAGATACAGTTTCGATATTAAGAAAATACGGAGAAACTAAGAAAAGCGAAAAGGAAAAGAAAACAAGAGCTGGCGAAAAGAGTAAGAAGGACTGCTTAGTACTCAAGAGGGGGTCTGAAGATATTTTAAAACAGTTAATAACTCTTAATGCAGCGGAATGTTTCCAGATGAATGACAGGGGTAGTGCTGATCTGTTTGCGACTATATTTAAGAATATCAGCCGATATAATCCAACTAAAAAGGATTGGATGTACTACGACAAGACGCGATGGACTGCCGATACAGAGGGCATGAGAGCCAAAAGAAATGCTAAAACGCTCGCAGACGTACTTGTACGCTATTCTGTAACGGCTTCTTTGCCAGACGATAAGAGACAATCGTATATCAAGTATGCTGCTGGAATGATGAATTACAGAAATAGAAATGTAATGATTACTGATGCGAAGGACCTTAATTTTTTTGAAAATATAGAACTGGATAAAGATGATTTTTTCTTGAACTGTAAGAATTGTGTCCTTGATTTATCTGGTGATCAGCCGAAAGCATTAGAACATAATGCAGACTTGCTTCTGTCGAAGATATGTAATGCAAGTTACAATCCTGTTGCCACTTGCACGTTATGGGAAAAGACCGTTAATGAGATTATGCAGGGTGATAGCTCAAAAATTGAGTATCTTCAAAAAATGTCCGGCAGATTCTTGACAGGTGATACAAGCGAAGAAGAATTTTACATATTTTTTGGAGCTACTACACGAAATGGTAAAAGTACGATCACAGAATTACTGCTATATCTTCTTGGTGATTACGCAACTACCATTTCACCGGAATCATTAGCAATCAAGGCAAATAAGGATAGTCGGACAGCCTCGCCGGATATAGCAAAACTGGCAGGAACAAGGCTTGTAGTGGCATCTGAACCACCACGGAGAATGTTGTTTGATTCTTCACTTGTAAAAACTCTGACAGGAAGAGATTCGATTTCAGCAAGGTTCTTGCATGAAAATGAATTTCAATTTAAGCCTAAATTCAAATTGATATTGAACAGTAATTATTTGCCTGTTATCAATGATAAAACCGTGTTCAGTAGCAATCGTGTGAAAGTGATTCCATTTGAACGACATTTTGCTGAAAAAGAACAAAATAAACATTTGAAAGAACAGTTGCAGCAGGAGATTGATGGCATTCTGAATTGGTGTATAGAGGGCTTGTATATGTACAGAAAAGAAGGATTAGAGCCGCCTGAAGCTGTACGTACCGCTACGCATGAATATAGTGAAGATTCAGATAAAACCGGAAAATTCATATCTGAGTGTCTTGTAAGATCAGAGCGTAATTTAGCAGCTAAAGATGTGTATGAAAAGTACTCTCAATGGTGCAACGATTGCGGATTAGGAATTGATGGACGAACATCTTTTTACGAAGAATTAAAGACGAAGAATCTCTTGAGTAAGACAGGAACCGTCGCAGGAAAAACCGTCAAGAATGTTATCAAGGGTTACTCGTTTGTAGATGAAATATTTCATCCTGTTGATGGAAATTCAAAGGTTCCATTTCCTTGATTTTATTAAAATGTGCAGTTTGTGCATTTAGTATGTAAAGGTTAAAAAACTACTCTTATAGATATTTACATTCTATTTGCACATTTTGCACATTTAGGATTTTAAGTCTTTTTGTAATGGATTTTATAGGCAAATGAACCGCCGGAAAGGACAGAAATTGAAAGTATTCACACAAAACAGAAATGAGATAATTGATTTTCCAAAAAAGGTTTGGATTGTAGCGTGTGGCGAAAAAGGAATGGTTGTTTCAACAACGGCTACTTTAGATCCTACTATTGGGAAATATGGGAACATTGATCGTGCTAAAGAAGTTTTAAACGATATGCTCAAACAGTATAAGAGCGGAGAAAAAGTCTATGTGATGCCGGAGGAGTAGCTAATGGATGGTAAAGAAGAATTAAAGCAGATATATGACATCTTCGCGGATTGCTGGAGGCTATACAAAAGGCTGTATCCTCCGAGCAGACCTGAAGACGATACATACTGGCAGGGAATGATGAAAGAATTAGAAGTGTTACGGAAGAATCATCATCATTCTCGGCTGTGTGAGGACCTTCTTTGTGCTGTTGTCAGGGATTTAGAAACAAAATCCAAAAGAAGTAATCCTGCTGCCAGTATGAAAGAGTAATGAGGGCGGTCACCCTTGTAATGCATCATATCATGCCAGACGGAACGGTGCAAGATGGGGCAAACATGTACCACAACTGTGGTCAGGTTTGATGGTAAAATATATGTAACAGGTAATATTTCATTGTCACGGAGGTGATATTGGTGGTAGTTATTGCACTTTTGTTATTTGTGATTGTATGTGAGCTGGCGGCTATTTATGACAGGCAAAATGGAGGAAAATGATATGGGAAGAAAGAAACAGATTTCAGATCAGAAACGCTTGCACAGGGAAAGAATGCGATTGCAGAAGGGCGTGTTTAGCTCTCTGGCTAATGCGATTGGGAATATTGTCGATCTTTATGCGGATTTCGTGCAGAGCGATGAGGTACGTAATTCCATGAAAGCTACAGCGGATAAAGCAATTGAATGCATGGATAATATTAAAGAGCTTAATGAGCTGGAAGAACAGCTGAAAGTAGAAGAACAGGAAAGCGAGGATGAGGATTAATGGAAAAAATAATAGTTCAGACCGGTGCGAAGACATACCAGATTGCAGACCAGGACGGAAATGATCTGGGCGTGTTCAGATTTATTCCGTCAGATGCCGGGATTTTAAAGAGATACAAAGAGGCAGCAGCTTTCTTTACTGGAATTAACGAAAGGATTAAGGACAAAGATTTTGAGGAAATTCTTCCAGATCTGGAAAAGGAAGCCGGGGAGAAGATTGACCTGTTGTTTGGTGCTCCTGTATCAGAGAGCTTCTTCAAGATTACCAGTCCGTTTACCATCCTTGACAGCGGTGAGATGTTTGCAGAGCAGATTATTGCAGTTATTGGTGGAATTATTGAAAAAGAGCTGAATGCCAGGGAAAAGGCGCAGCAGGAGCGGATGAAAAAGTACACTGAAAAATATACTGGATGAGAGCTTATGAACTGCCCACCTCATTAAATATTAATGGGGTGGCTTACACTATCAGAACAGATTTTAGAGCAATTATTGACATTCTTATTGCTATGAATGATCCAGATTTAGATCAACAGGCAAAAACATTTATTATGTTACAGATCTTGTATGAAGAGTGGCAGAATATTCCTTTTGAAGATCTGACAGAAGCATGTCAGAAAGCCTGTGACTTTATCGACTGTGGACAGGTCGATGACCCGAACAAACCGAAGCCCCGATTAATGGACTGGGAGCAGGACGGAGATATGATTGTTCCGGCTGTAAACAAGGCTGCCGGCAAAGAAATCAGAGCCGTTCCATACATGCACTGGTGGACGTTTTTCGGATATTTCATGGAATCCGGTGAATGCCTGTTCAATACAGTTGTTGGAATCCGGTCAAAAAAGGCAAAGGGCGAAAAGCTCGACAAATGGGAAAAGAAATTTTATCAAGAAAACAAGAATATTATTGATATAAAAACGCGTCTCAGCGAAGAGGAGCAGGCGTACAAGGATACGCTGAATGAGATGCTTAACCTCAAATAGTTTGGAGGCAGATATAACATGGCAGATGGTTCAATTATCATTGATACCAGAATAGATACCGGCGGTGTGTCGAAAGGAATGAACGCTGTGAAGGCTGGAATGACCAGAATATCCGCACAGGTATCGAAGATGGGTGATTCAGCAAAAAGTTCTTTCCAGAGGCAGATAACAGCAATAACGGACCTGTATCAGAACTACGAGAAGCAGGAACGTAAAGTATCAGAGTTAAAATCGAAGTTGGAAGAACTGAGCAAAGTCAGAATTGAGACAGAGGAATACAAAAAGCTCAAAGACGACATGAAAGCGCTGGAAAATGAGTTTGAAAAGGTTGAGACAAAACAGCGTGAATGGCTGGAGATGGGCTTTTCAATAGATTCTGCACCGCTTAAGGAGCTTGACAAACAGATGGATGGCATCTGGGCAGATATTGACAGATTACAGCGGAAACAAAAAGAGATGCAGGCATCCGGAAGGGCCTATGTAAATCCTGCATCGACAGATGAGTATAAGGGTACGGCTGAGAAATACAATGCGGAATCACAGAAGCTGGAACGCATGAACGGAAGGTTGTATTCATCGTACAATAATCTGAAAAACAAAGTTGAGGAATACCGACAGAAAAACAGCCGGCTCGTACAGGTGATGCAGAATCTTCAGAAAGCTGCTGCCCGTGTAGGTATGGTTGTAAAAAATATGGGATCGGCATTGAGAAGTGCCGGTTCCTCGATTAAGAGCATGGTCTCAGCGATGAAAAAAGCTGTAGAGAACATGTTTAATCTGAACAAACAGACAAATCGGTCGAGAATGAGTCTTTCCCGAATGCTGGGAATGTCGTTGCTGTTTTCGGGGGTATTCCGGGCGGTAAGTGCTGTCAGTGATGGTGTGAAGACCGGATTTGAAAATCTGGCACAGTATTCTAACAGTACCAATTCAGCAATCTCCTCTTTAATGTCCAGCATGACGAGGCTGAAAAACTCATTTGCTACAGCCTTTGCACCTGTTCTCACCGTGGTAGCTCCGATCATGTCAAGATTTATTGATATGATTTCCAGGGCAATCACTTATGTTGGAATGTTCGTTGCGGCACTGACCGGACAGAACAGCTTCGTAAAGGCGGTTGGTGTTCAGGAAGGTTATGCTGCAAGTCTTGATAAGACCTCGAAGAATGCGAAAAAGGCATCGAAGCAGACAAAAGACTATCTTTCTTCGTTGGATGAGGTGCACAAAGCTTCAACCAGTGGGAGTGCAGGAACAGATGATTCCGGTGGATACAAAGCACCTACACCGGGACAGATGTTTGAAACGGTCCCGATTGCAAATAGTATTAAAGGAATTGCGGATAAAATCAAGAAGCTCATTAAATCGGAAGACTGGGAAGGCCTTGGAGCTTATATTGCCAGTGGAATAAATAAAGGACTTCAAAAAGTCTATGATGCTATCAGCTGGAAAAAGGTTGGCCCTAAGATAACGAAATTCTGTAATGCATTTACCAGAACATTTAACAGTCTGGCAGATCACATCGACTGGGATTTGATGGGGCGGACGGTTGGTGCCGGTATCAACACGATTGTAAATACGCTGAATCTCCTGATTACAGGAATCAACTGGAAAAACCTTGGTAAGAAATTTGCAACCGGAATCGCCGGCTTTGTTCGGGAAGTCAACTGGAACAATCTTGGACAGCTCATAGGAAATCGGTTTATGATTGCCTGGAATATCTTTAACGGAATGGTCCATAACCTTCCGTATAAGGAAATCGGACAGGCTGTTGCGGATGGATTGAATGGTGCTGTATCAAGATTTTCTCTTTCGGAAATCGGAGATACACTGGCAACCGGGCTGAATGGTGCATTCACATCATTGTATAGCTTTACGGAGTGTTTTGACTGGTCAGAGCTGGTAAATAACATTGCCGGTGGTATCAATACCTTTGTATCGGAATTTGACTGGAAAGCGAATGGACGTAAGTTGGAAGCCTTTCTGGACAATCTGTGCGGATCCCTAGTGGATATGGCAGAAAAGACAGACTGGGAGGCTTTTGGAAAAGGTGTCGGAGATATGCTGACACAAGTTGACTGGCTTGGACACCTGAAGCAGGTGATAAAAGCTGTTGTCAAATCGCTTGGAGGCCTGTTTGATGGTATGGAGGCGAGCGGAACAGCCGGTAAGATAGCTGCTTTTCTTGGTAAAGCGTTTATTGCAGTGAAGATTGCAGATATAACGGGAATCAGTGACCTCGTAAAATTACTACTAAAGGCAATCGGAAAGAAACTGATCGGATCCGAAGCAATCGGAGAATTGTCCGGTAATCTGACTACTCTTTTGGGTAATGCAGTAAAAGGTGCGGCAGGAAGCTTTACTTCCCTTGCATCAGCTATTACCCCACTGGTAGGCACTGCAGGATTGATTGCCGGTGTGGGTGTTGCGGCGGCCGCAGCTACTTCTGAGATTGCCAAAATGGTAGAGACCATGCAGGGCGGCAATGGTGTCGGTGGTACATTTGGAAATACCATGGACAATTTCATTCAGACATTACAGCGGCGTGGCGATATCATATCCGGTTCTGCAACAGAAATCTGGAATCTGAAAGAGTCTCTTGAGAAAGAGGGAATGACTGCTGAGGAAAAGTCCAGTGCAACGCAGAAACTTATTGATAAGCTGGGTGAAATGGGCGTGACATCTGAGCAGGCAACACAGGCATTCGAGACATTGAGACAGAAGGGGTTCATTACAGAGGATATGTTTGATATCCTGTCAGAATCCATTAAAACACTCGGCAGTGATACAACCAACATGGCAAGTCAGATTAATCTTGGAAGCCAGAGTGCTCAGAAATCTTACGATGATCTGAAACTTGTTATTGGAAATTTGACAAATCAGATGCATCTTGGAACGGATGAACAGGGACGGTTATTGAACGCACTGGAAAGAACAGTGGATTCTGGTGGTACTGCACAGGATGCATATAATAACGTCATGGCAGCAGTTAAGAATATGGGCGGAAATACTGAGACTGCTGCAAGAATTTTCTCAGAGGTCTTCCCGAATGCAGTACAGGCTACAAAGACCAGCGTAGACAAAAATATTGTTGGTGCGCAGCAGACTGTAACGACTTCTACCGGAAAGATGAAGACAGATGCAGAAACGAATCTGGCAGGACTCCAGAAAGCGGCAGAGGACGCCTCCGGCGGTGTGAGTACAGCGACAGTGACAAACTGGGGCAATTCAGCAGCGGAGGTGGATAAGAACCTTGATCAGATGAAGCAGCATGCAAATCTGAAGCTTGGAGAGATGCAGAAGACGGTAGATAGTCATTTCTCCGGTCAGTACAATACCATGACCAATAAATGGAAATGGGCCGGTGAACGTATTGCACAGATAATTTCTGAGATGATTCGGAATACAGAAAGAAGTCTGGAAGGGCTGGCACGTGAGATGAAGTCTATCGGAACGAGGATGGGAAACAATCTGGCAAACGGGATTTCAAATGCAACCAGTGGAATCACAAGGACATTGAATAATGTTGTTGGAAAAGTAAACAGCACGATAGGAAATATTAATAGTTCTCTGTCTGGAATCGAAAGAGCATTCAGCTTTTCTTATGATGTAACGGGTCCTACAGGCAACCGGAGATGGGGCTATTACAATATGAGTTTGCCAAGGGTGAATACAGTTCCATACCTAGCTAAAGGTGCAGTTATTCCACCTAGAAGTGAATTTCTGGCTGTCCTTGGTGACCAGAAGCAGGGCAATAACATTGAAACACCAGAAGCACTGCTCAGAAAGATTGTTCGTGAAGAATCTGGCGGACAGCAGAGCGGCGGAAACGTCAGATTTACCGCTCAGATTAACCGAAGAACAGTATTCGATGAAATTATTGAAGAAGCAAAGTTGAGACAGAATACAAGCGGTAGAAATCCGTTTGAATTGGCATAAAACAATTCCCTGTCATGCAGAAAGCGTGGCAAGGAGAATGCAGGGAGGAAGAAAAATGCTTACGAGGGAAGCAACTTATGAAGATTATGGATTTTCAGAGGAAGAAGATAAGAAATTTAATGAGTTTTGTCGAAAGCTTGAAATGAGGGACAAGATATTGTTGTTACAGTGCGCAGCAGAAGTGTATCCGAACGTTTGTGATGAACTTTATTGTTGTATCGTAATTGGAATGAGCTATGACAAGATGAATAAAAAGAACTTTGTTCCACTTGATCGTAAAGATTTCTATGCATACCGGAAGAAAACGCTGGCTGTGTTCCGGGAGGCATTAAAGGCATGTAATAGATATCCGTTCTAAAAATTGGAATAGAACCTGTCAAAACTGTCTGTTTTTATATATTGGAAAATATCATTGATTAGTTAGGGGTGATTACTATGGCAAAAGGTATATCAGCAGAAGCACGTGAGGACATATTAGTACAGGCATTTTTAACGTGTCCAAATATAAGTGAGATATCCAAAAAGACGAAGATTCCCAGACCTACAATTTATACTGTGATTCATTCAGACAGCTTCCAGCGTAAGTATTCTGAGGCAAGAAACGAGGCCGTAACAGGAGCAATTGCATACCTGCAGGGAAAACTTGGAGAATGCGCAGCAGTGTTGGTCAATACAGCCACTGATACGGAAGTGCCGGCACAGATCAGAGTGAACGCGGCTAATGCAGCATTGTCACAGTGCTCTCAGTGGACAAAGAATGTAGATGTGATTGAACGTCTGAAAGCTATGGAAGAATTGATGTCACAAGTAGAACAGGAACAGAAATCACAGCGGAGGCGGACATAATGAATATACAAGCAAGATTAAAGCAAGCAGAAGAACGGGCTATGCTATTGCAAAAGAAAGCAGATACTATTCACTTGATCATGGTAAAGCCTGTTCCCGGAAAGGAAAGACTTTATACAATATTGGGCGAAGATGGTATTTACAATGAGAAGAAATTGGCTGAATTTCAGCAGAAGCATAGCGTTGTAACGACCATCATTCTTAATATTCCACGTTTGCCAGAGGAAGGAGTATTAAATGCCGAGAAGAAATAAGCGTGTAACGATAAGGGCTACAAGCGTGCCGGAGTTGCATCAGTGGTTGAGAGCTTGCAAAAGGGAAAATGCCAGAAAGAAATCACAGGGGCATAATGGGACGAAGAAACAGACAAAGGATTTGCATATTTAAAGGTGGTGGTGAATCATGGGAAGTCCGTTGATTAAAAGGCTTGATGCTTTATACCAAAGAGCTCAGATGGTAATGGCGGTTCAGGCAGATCATGCTCCGTTTGTGTCCATTGCTCCATGGAGTTTTATGAAAGATGAATGTATCGTGAAATATTATCCAGAGGGAAATTATCAGGAACCAGAGCGGATAACAACTACACTTCATGATGCATTAATGATAGCTCAATATTATTACGAATGTGGGTTGTATGTTCAATTTACAATGAGCCTGTGTATAGAGTGGCTGTTCCTGTATGTGCGTGACGATCCTCGGTATGCTCCGCCACAACAGAAGTCATGGTATACCAAGTGCACAGAAGAATGTCCAGAAATAACAGCCATGTTGGAGAGTGAACAGAGATTTGAAATTATTGGAACATTGCGAAGAATGCCTCAGAATTTTCTTTTTAAGGGATTACCTGATGATATTAAAGATAATTACAAATTAATGGATTCTTAGACAAAAAATGCTGGGGGCATGGGGCTTCGTGGACGCGATTACGCACGCAAAGGAGTTTGTTGACACGATTACGCGCGCGAAAATATTCGGAGATCTCGGAGCCCCTAAAAGAGTAAAGTGCGTTAGAACGAAGACTGAGTGAACCCCGAAAAATAAGACTATAATTATTATCGAACAAAACGAAAAGGAGATTTTTATGGATGGATGTAACGAAAATGTAATTGAATTTATGACCAATGATACCAGAGCAACCTTATCATTCTCACAGGGTCGGTATAAGTCTGTAATCCGTAAGCTGGCAGAGAAACACCCGGAAGATTGCCGGATCATTGCGGATAACAAGGACGGAAGTATTTGCGCTCATGTTCCGGTATCCTGGCTTCGGATTTCTCCGCCAAGGCAGTATACAGAGGAACAGCGGCAGCAGATGGGAGAAAGACTGAAACAGAACAGGTCTGAAAATACAGCAACACAAGGATAAAACAGGGCAAGAAACGATTGCAAAGTGCTTGAGGTAAAGTTGTAAGGGAGAGCAGATAAAAAGGTTAAATGAGCCGATAAAACAGTAGAAGCGATGATGCTGGCATTTAATAAAAATCCTGCTGCCGAACCTACGGTTCAAGGAGCTTTTTCACTATTTTAAGGAGTGTTGTTGAGAATGAAGCCGTGAGGAAGCCGTGAAGAATGGTAAAAAAGGCGGCAAGAACCGGTAGTGCTTGAACTGTCGATTAACATCGATATATTTGCTCGAACAGGCGAGGAACAGGCGAGAAATTAATAAATTGATGGAATAAGATGGTATTTTTGGATATAGCTAAAGAAAGGCGTGCAGATGAATGAACTTGTTTATTTAAAGAATGATGAAGTTGTGTGTGATAGTTTGCAGGTAGCTGAGAAGTTTGGAAAAGAACATAAAAACGTTTTGCAGAGTATTGATAATCTCATTGCTGAAAATTCAGCTGTGAAAATAATGTTTAAGATTTCTTCTTACAAATCTGGTAACGGGCAATCATATAGAAAATTTTATATGAATCGTGATGGCTTTTCTCTTTTAGCAATGGGCTTTACTGGAAAAGAGGCTCTTGAATGGAAATTGCAGTATATCCGGGCATTTAATCAGATGGAGAACTTTATCCGTGAGAAATCTACTCAAATGTGGGTTGAAACCCGAAAAGCAGGAAAGCTTACTCGAAAAGCAGAAACCGATACAATCCAGAAACTTGTTGAGTATGCAAAGGGACAGGGCAGTAGTCATGCAGAAATGCTTTATATGACTTATACCAGACTGGCAAATAAAATGGCAGGAATCAACAAAAGGGACGAAGCTACGGTGATGCAGCTTAATAACTTGTCTTTAATGGAAAATATCATTTTGCATGAGGTTAATCTGGGAATTATGCAAGGGAAACATTATCAGGAAATATACAGGGATTGTAAGAAACGACTTGAAGCGGTGAAAGATTTGGCATACCTCGAAGCGGTATAAGAAGAAAATGGGGACAGTAAGAGATATGGGTGATTTGCAACGGGAAATTGACAAATCCCGGAAGCTGGCATATAATATACTTATCAAGACAGCCAGTAAGGGAAGTTAAGGTTCCCCGTCCTGGCAAGATATATGTTTAAGACGTAGCCGCCTATTCTTTACCAGAGAGTGATATGTACCCAGAATTCTGGACACATATTTATAAGTTAGGCGGACATCATGGATGCTTCTCTGTATTTTACAGGAGGCATCCATTT